CAAATTCTTTAGGGTTTTTCTTCTTTTCATTTTCAAGCTGTACTTTTTCTTTTTCAGCTTTAGTCATGTCTTCATATTTCTTAGCCATCTTAATCTCCTAAACGTATGAACTTCTTGGGGCTATGGTTAATGTAGCTTTTTCTCTGTCTTCAGTTGAAGCGAGTAGCCACTGCTCTTCATATTCTTGTTTTAAAAACTGTGTCCTATCACCTGCGCCGGGTATCTTAAGGCTTAGATAAAATGCTAGTCCTGCTACCATACAAGGTAAAAATCTAAACGGTATATGCTGAGTATTAGCTCCCGTACCTGCATCACTAATTCTTTTTAACATCCAGTAGACAAAAGTATAACTGGTATCATTAGGAATAGGCCATAAAGTTATTGTGGGTATTTCTGCTTGCCTATCTATATACACTTGTATTGGTCTGCCCGTGTCATTCTTACTTGGGATAGATGCATAGGTAGGATTTGACACCCTTGAGATAGCTATATCTGACTGAGTAGTTCCGGACCCAGTTCTTATGACTTGGCTCATAAGGTCAATCGTAGTTGCGGGCAAATTGTAAGTAGCTGTTCCGGCAACTAATGGTATGGTTCCTTGCTCCACAGTCCATAAGTTAATTCCTCGGTTAGCCCATTCAATAGTTAGTAAGTTCAAGCTACGTGTAGCTGTCCTTAGATCATATCCTGTTCTTAACTCTGCCCCACACCTTTCAAACGCTTCTTCAACAAGAAGGTTAAGGTCTAGATTAAAATTATGTGTATCCGTTGTAGCCATTATGTTTTCCTAGTTGTCTTTTTCTTTCTAAGTGAAGCTACTCTACGCGGCTTCCCTGCTGGCTGACCTAGTCTTTTCTTCTGTGCTATTCTTGACTTCTTCTCAGCTGCTGTCATTTCTCCCGATGTCTTTGGAGTCTTGCTTGATACTTTTTTAGTAGGTCGGCAATACGGAGTTGCTCTTCCATCACCTTTTTTCCTGCCACATGCTTTGCCAGTCTTTACGTCTTTCCAGTCTTCTTTAAACCAGCGTTTTAATGCGGCACCTTTAGCTGTCTTTCGGACTGCCATTATTTACCTTTCTTTCTACACTTAGCAATGGCACCGGAAGCATACGCACTAGGGAAGACTTTATAACTTGCCTTCACTTTTTTATAGCATGCGTCTTTCACGGTACCACCCTTTTTAAACTTCTTAGCGTGTTTACCTGTTGCACCTTTCTTAATACAACCCATACCACGAGAAGGTCTCATTATACCATTTTACCCTTAGTATGACCTTTCATACAAGCGCCATCACCACGTGTTACCGATCCACCTTTTTTATAGCCCATTTTCTTAGCTACTTCAGGAGCTGCTTTTTTAAGTTTAGCCATGCCTTCATTCATTACTTTACCACCCTCTTTCATCTTCTTAGTATTACAGTTTGCCATACTATTTCTCCTTGTTTTCTTTTTGTTTTACCTTACGTCGCCATAACCAAGCCTGTACAGTTTTAGTTTCATAGATTCTAATCCCTGTCCAAATAATGGTAATTAGTGCCGCTATTTGTGGAAGCCAAGAAAGTAAGGTACCAATTGCAGTAAAGATAGACGTAGCGTCTAGTAAGTGTTTCGTTGATTCATCCATTTTTAGCATTTCCATCGTTTACGTGCTTGTCTTAATCTTGAATTGGGGTCTTTAGCTGCTTTAGGAAAGTCTTTCATTTGCCCTGCACTTCTTGCACAAAATGACTTGCGTCGCTTTGCATCTTTAGAGCCAGCTTTGACTTTTCCTGTTACGGCGGTTTTTAACTTGCTGCCCGGATTAGCTTTACGATAGGCTTTTACTCCTTTCGTTGTCATACCCGCGCCGGATTTAGTCTTTCTAAAATTACCAGACTTAACCGAAGTTTTAATCCCCATACCTTTTTTCTTTGTTGTAGCCATTATACGCAGTCCTGTTGAGCTTCAAACCAACGCCTTAGTGCTTCTAAGCGTTCTTGCATTGATTTGGAGGGCTCAGGTTCCATACTAACTATGGAATATAGTTACTGAAGTAACATTAGTTAATGTACAGTAAATTTCATCAGTAAATAAAATGCCTTGGTCTGGTATAACTACATCATGTCCGCCAACAGCTGCCGGAGTAACAACAGTAAGTACTGTAGCTCCAGTAGACCCGTTTTTTAGGACAATAGACCCAGCACTTGCGCTCGCTACGTAGTTAATACTTCTAACACGAGCTCTATGATCTACCGCTGTATCTGGAGAATCTGCCGCAACAAAATTGGTTGCTAATACATCTGATTGCATATTATTCTCCTATTATCCTGCTGATATAGTGACTGTACCTGCGTTGTTCCATAATGCGCCTACAACTTCGGGGTCTGTAGCAGGTAGTATAATATATCCTGTTACATTGCCTGTTACGTCGCCTGTTGTAGAGCCTGTAAATCCGTTAGTCGATACGACTGGACCTGAAAAGGTGGTTGTTGCCATTTGAATTTCTCCATACAAAGTTAAGCTTATCTGTCGTGTATGCGTCTGCTGGGGCAGTCATGATAAGCTGGATGTTCCCAGATATTTATATGATACGCTATTTAAAGTTTTTGTACAACAAAAAAGGACACTAGGTCCCTTAATGTTGGTGCTTATAAAATATTATCCCTTTTAAACGATTCAGGCTGTTTCCTAGCCACCGTACCGAATAGATAATAAGTTTTTAAATTATAGCACTTACTTGTTCATTACGTACATAGTTACTTCAAAACCAAATCTCATTTCTGTTGCTGATGGTGTTGTCCACATAATAGAGTCTCCTTTTGTTTAGATTTCAGCCTAAGCTGATAAGAGAATTATATCTATCTATTTAGTTTGTGCACTAAGCATATTCATGAGTTTTAGATAAGAAAAAACCCAGCCGTGAAATATACTGGGTTCTCTCTTTTTGCATTGCAGGGTAACTAATCAAGCACCTGCTGATCCCCACATACCTAGTGGATCTGACCAACCAAATGAATATCTTTCACGAGCTTTGTAACGTACATTGCCTGTGTCGAAGTCACCGTCCATAGAAGTAGTCAGTGCAGTTCTTTCGAAATGCTTCATACCATTAGGAACGTCGGTTGTTAAGAAGTAAGCATTATCATCTGTTAAGAAATGATTGATTGCATATCCTTCAGGAATCGCACCATTAGATTTCAATGCGTTGATATCGTTATCAGCAGTAGCTACACGTAGCTCTGTATCTAATAGACGAGTTGCAACGAATTGTAAGCTTGGTGGAATAACCAATTTACGTGGTTTAGCAGCAATTAAAAGACCTCTTTCATCAGTCCATGCAGCGATTTGAATCACAGCGTTTTCTAATGATGTTTCGTTAAGGTCTGCAGCAACTGCTTGAGTGTTACTGTTAACACCACCTGATGTTAATGGGTGATTAGTAGCAAACAATTCTTTACCGTCGCCACCTGCATAACCTGAGTCAAAGCCGTTGTTAAGAACGTTAGCTGCTTTAACTTGTTTTGTGTAAGACATAGCACGAGCTAATGCTTTAGTATATCTAGCTGATAAAGTGTCGTAGAGGTTATCTTCAACAGCTTCTTCAGTTAAACTGAAACCTAAAGCGATTGTTTCGTGGTTATATCTAGCTGTCCAAGCTTCTTGTCCATTGTCATAAGCGATGGCTGAACCTTCGTTTTTAACAGGTGCTGCTGAGAAGCCTGATAGTTTAGTTTCTTCTTCGAATGAACGATCTGAAGATTCTGTTTCATAAATTTCTTTATGTTCTTCGCCATATTTCTCATATTCTAAACCGAATAGAGCATTAAGGCCTGGTAGTAGCTCCTTGAGGAGCTGGGCTCTTGAAATTGCCATGATTTATTCTCCTAGTTAAGCTACGGCGTTGCCGAGTGTTGTGTCAAACTGATGCAAGTTAATTTTTACTACTACTTCAGTAAAAGTTGTTGCACTAGCTGCGGTTTCTGGAACTACGCCTACTACCCTTAATGGGAAAGTGTCTGTAGCTGCTGGTGATGTATCTAAAACAGATGAACCAGCATTACCTGACGCATCAGGAGTTCCAATTAAAGCTGTGACGTTAGTACCGACAGCTGCCTGAGTTACTGTAGCAATAACGTTACTTGAATCTGTAACTGCTACTTTAAATAGTACTTTA